AATACTTTGACGAACCAGCAGATCTAGAGTATCATTGGCCAGTATGAGTATTGCAGTTTACCTAGCTGGAGCTATGGATTATGTTGGTGACTACGCAAAAGGTTGGCGTAAGTCCGCAACGGAAGCTTTAGAGTTTTTGGGTTATAAAGTTTACGATCCAACCTCCATACCCGAAGACCCAAATATGTCACCAGATGAAATTGCACAAAAAAATCTTTTTATGCAGAAGAAATCAGACATTATGCTGGTAGAATACATGCTAGAAGATAGAGCATATATAGGAACCGATTTTGAAATGGCTTGGGCCAAACTTCATTATCAGCCAACTGTAGTAATGTGCTCTAATCAAAATAAAGATCGACCATATATGAAATATATGGCCACAAAGCTTGCAGATAACCTGCAAGATGCTATAGAATATATAGCAGTCCATTATCCAACTAATTAACAAAAGGAATAAAAAATGTCAGAGAACAAGTTTAAGTACTTTACTGTCACCACAACCACATTGGTTAAGGCTAACAGCAAGACCGATGCCCAGAAGCTTGCAATGGGTCGCCGTGGTGTCACCGGTGAAGTAATGTTCAAGGATGTTGAAATTGAGCGAATCTCTGCTGTAGAGGCTCGCGAGCAAATCATCGCCTAATTGTAGTATTGTCCTGTGAAGGGGGGTCCTTAATTGGTCCCCCCTTCATTTTATAGAAAGATAAGCATATGATTTATGCACAAATGGTAGGAAGAAATGAATCTTCCAGATTTCTAGAATCAGTTCTAGAAAGACTATCTACTCAGGTAGATAAAATTATTTTTACTGACGACTGTTCAACAGATAATACTCCAGAAATAGCTGCAAAGTATGCAGAGGTTTTTAGCACGCCAGAGCCAATGTTTACCACTCACGAGGGTCGACTTAGAGCTTTTGCCTGGGGAAATCTAGAGAACTTTGCAAAGCCTGGTGACTGGGTTTTAGCTATAGACTGTGACGAAAAGTTGTATCATGTTGACGACTTGGAGATCAAATCAGTTTTAGCTAAGTCTGAATTTGATGTTGTTAACATCCGTTTTTATCACATGTGGAATGAAACCCATTATCGAGTTGATAAGTTATGGGCACCAAATAATTCATCTAGAATGTTTAGATTTAAAGAAGGAGCTGGATTCCAAAACAAGGCTTTAGCTTGTGGTTCTGAGCCAACTTACGTTCCCCAGTGGGTTCGTCAAAGAAATTACTGGAAGGACTCTGGTCTAGTTATGCAGCATCTTGGTTACGCGTATGATGAGGATAAAAAGTCTAAGTACGAAAGATACTCCACTCTAGACGGTGGACAGTTTCATGCTTTAAATCATATTAATTCTATTATAGATCCTAATCCAGTATTAATTCAATGGGGAAACTTTGGTATTTGAAATGAAAGACAATAGCCTAATACTAGATCCAGTCAAGTCAATTATAGATTTAACCTATAGACTTGAACAGAAGAAGAAGTTTGCCTATGTGAACATATCTCGTTCTGCGCTAAACCTAATGTTACATAATAGCGACAAGAAGCCCCCTAAGTACTTCGTTAAGTCCTTAACAAAGTGCATGACAATTCAAGATCCGAACTTTCTAAAAGCAGTTCCTCTTGAATTTCTTGAGGAAATTGAGTCTGGTAAACTATCGGAGTTTGGCCTACAAAAAGATGGCAATTACTATGATGCTGGAATGTTTGAGCATTTTTTTGCAAACAAAAAAGAAGTAGTAGATATATTTATTAATCATTACATTAGGGAGTCAAAGAATGTCGTTTTATCTTTTCATGATAAAAAAACTGTTCAAAAAGTTTTTGGGCAAAACCAGTATGTAGTTTCTGTTCCGTACAATAACTACTACGATAAGCTTGATTCAATTGTTGCTCAACTTTCAGAGTTTGAAGGTGGAGTAGATAGCTGTATTCTAGATTGCCCAATGCTTGCGACAGCAATAGCTCCAAAACTATGGGAAAATTTAGATATGTCTATTCTTGATTTTGGAAAAATAATTAGTTCAGTTAGATTCCAGGCACTGCAGAACGCAGAAAAAGAAAAAACAGAAGCAGACAACAAAAAGAAGTTTTACAAAAAGCGTAATGAAAAAAGATAATTGGGACGAAGAAGTAGACAACTCAGAATACATGGTTGATCTACTATTTGATACCTCATTAAGCTTAAATGAAATATCTAAAGAAGTTGGATGGCCTTTAGCTAAGGTAAATCAAAAGATTAATCAACTTGGTTTATCTTGGCTAAAGAACTCCAGAAAGAAAATGTCAAGAGGTCAGACTGCACTGACCGCTATTATGCAAAAACTTCTTCCTGGCGAAAAGATTATTAATGAATATGTTCTAGGCGATAAGCTTAGATTAGACGTTTACTGTCCGTCGTATCAAGTGGGTGCAGAGTACCATGGTAGACAACATTTTTTTTATACTGCAAAGTTTTTTGATTCCAAATATGATTTTGAAGAAGCGCAAAAAAGAGATCAAAAAAAGATAGAACTTTGCAAAGAAATGGGTATAGCCTTGATAATCTTTCGCTATAATGACATGCTTACGGAACAAGCTGTTTATGATAGACTATTAGATGCTATAAGAAACTCTCCTTTCAAAAAAGAAGAGAAGCAAAAGAATTCTTTTTATAGCAGTAAGGCTTACTTAGACTCTAAGAAGCGTCGTTCTGAACTTAGAAAAAAAGCATACAGAGAATTAAAGCAGCAGAGAAAAAACAATAATGGAAAAACCTGAAGATAATCAAGATATTCCAATCGAGTATCAAGTATTTGCCCTTTCTCTAAGACAAGAGGGGGCTATTACTCATTTTGCAGAGAACTTGCCAGAAGATATCGTTGGCATTAACCACGGGCAAAAGGGTATACATGAATTTTACTTAGCTCTTTTGGCCTATAGAACTGCAACTCAACTAGAGATAGTGGACCCGGTAGGTTTTAAAGACTGGTTAGGCTCAGAAACAGATATAAGAGAAGCTCTTGGCGGAACAGCCGGAGTAGATATCATGATGGATGTTTTACTTTCTCTAGATCTTTCCACTGTAGATTCTGTAGTTCAACTTATTAAGCATAAGGCAAACAAAAAGAAACAGATTGACTATCTTCATGAATTGCAAGTAATTCTAAATCAAAAAGGTGTTAAGTCAGATAAAGATTTAGCTAGAATATCTTTAATTACATCAGAGATAAGAGAGTTAGAAAATCAGTTAAACTATGATCCACTGGAAAAGTTAACTACAGCTATCGATATTTCCAATAGAGCAGAATCTCTGTTAGATATTCCAAGTTTTGTTCCAACGCAGTTTAAATCCTTAAATAGAGCTATGGGTTATACTGATGATGGAGGCTTTTACAAAGGCGCTGTACATGCTGTCATAGCCCCATCTGGAAAAGGTAAGAGTACATTTGCAAAGTGCCTAGCTAATAACTGGGTAGAAAATGGGCATACTGTTCTTTACGTTAACTTTGAAGAAGCTGTTGGTCACTGGGAAAGAATTCTCATGACACAGATCATAGGAAAGAACGTTTATGCAGAAGCGGAAAGATGGACGCCAAGCGAACGAGAAAAGTATCTTGGAATATTTAGGGAAAAGCTAGCTAAGTGGGGTAACCGCTTAATGGTTAGACACGATCCAGAAACTCCTTACTTTGAAGATCTTGAAAGATGGCTAAGAGATATTATTGACTATGCTGAAACCCCTGAGATTGTTATCATAGATACCATACAATCAATGTTCACTAAAGGTGGCAAGGGTAAGCCTAGATGGGGTGAGTTTGAAGAGATGATGGTAAAGCTAGAAAAGCTAGCTAGAGATATGAATTGCGTTTTGATTATTACAGCTCAGGAAAACTCAAATAGAATGAAAGAAAAGAGAGAAGTCGTCCAACAATCGGATACTGGTGGATCTCTTGCAATTCAACAAAAGTGCGCCGTAACAATTTTCATTACTGAAAAGAAACTAATAAGTGGAGATGACTCAGAAGATGAAAATATTATGCAGCTGCAAATACCAAAGAACAGAATTACTGGATCTAGCTTTGTTTACAATCCACCACTTGTAAAGTATGTTGATTCAAGAAAAGCTTATGAAGAATATGAACCAGTTAATCAGGAAGATTATGATGACACTAGTTCACTCTTAGACGATCTATTAGATGATGAGGATTTTGACATATGAAAGAACTAACAATAGAAGCAATTAAAGACTATCAAACTTGCGCATTGCTGTACAGTTATAGGCATGAAGAGAATTTGGTTGAGACAATTCACTCAAGAGAGTTATTTAGTACAAAATTTGAAAACACTTTAAAGAGTGTTATAAATTATTTCTTTTACAAAAAACAAGGTGGATTTACCCCTTCTTACTCTTCTCTTTTAAATAGATGGGAAAAGTTATGGTTTGCAAAAGATGCTACTGCTTATGACATCATTCATGAACAGCATGAAAGTTTTTACGGCAACACAGCGAGCCTAACATCAAAAGCTGCTTCTGCTCTTCTAGATTTTTATAATGAATTTTCAGAAGACGATTCTATTCCAATGGCAATAGACCAAGAGTTTTATGTTCCTGTTGGAAATTCAGTTAAAATTAAATCTCATTTTGATTTAATATTATATAAAAACGGAGAATATTTTATATACAAATGGGTATTTAATTTTAGAACATCGCATACGTCTTTGTATCAGATAGACTTTTCTGTTTTAAATGAAGCGTTTGGTCATAAGTTCCCGCACAAAACATCAAAAGCTCATTTTGGTTATTATGATATCTTAGCTTCTTCTCAAAAATTTGTAGAGTATGAAGTAAATGAAGAAGACTCAAAGGCTTTAAAGTATTGGTGTAGTACAATGGATGAAGACAAAAAGTTTGTACCTAGAAGAGGACTAACTTCATACTGCAAAAAGTGTCCGTTTGATAAACCTTGTTCTAAATGGAAAGATTGGGAGCTATCGTAATGCCTAAAGATTCAATACTTGATGAGATTTTAAATAAAGAAAAAGATTCAATATCCATTGTAGAAGAGAATAGTATCCTTCAACCAGTTATGGAAGAATTGGACATGATCTCTGATGACAATATAAAAAGTTTTGTTAAGTCAATTCTTATAAGAGCAGATTCTTTCTGGACTATTCCTTCTAGTTTTTCTGGCAAATATCATCCATCAGATGAACATAATCAAGGCGGTAATCTTCTTCATACTAAAAGAG